GGATATTGGTCTTGCAGGTTTTGGCAATCAGGAAAATCAGTAACAGAATTATTAAATGGCTGATATACATGATGAATTAGAAGCTAAAGCAAGTGAGTTAGCTAAGAAGTTTGAGCAATCATTTGATGAAGTTTTTGTTGCACTATTAAAACTTGTAGAAGGTAAAACATCAGAACAAGCTATAGAAATATTATCAGGTATAAATATAGGTAAAGCATTAGAATTAAAACAGAAGCCAATTAGATCAAGCACATTACAAGCAGGTGCAATTAGTATATTAGAAAACACATATAGAACAACAACACCATTAACAGAAAAATCATTAAGAGGGCTTTTAAATAGTGTTGATAATAAATTATCATCAAGATATACTGATGTGGTTGGTAATGATATAAGAAGTATAATTGTTGATGGTATATCTACAGGTAAATTTCCAAATCAAATATTAAAAGATTCTAAAGGCAGATTAGAAGAATTAGGATATTCAGCAGAAAATATACAGAAAGAAATACAAACAGGCTTTAATCAATACAGCAATTCAGTTACTAATATGATGGCTGAAAAAGCACCTGCAAAAACAAAGTATGTTTATATAGGTGCTTATGATGATAGGACTAGAGATGAATGTATAAGAAAAATAAATTTTGGTGAAGCTACAAGGCAGGAAATAATTGATGAATTTGGTGATATGAATAATGAGATATGGAACTGCAGACATAAATGGGAGGAAGTATCATCATCACCTGAAGATCAAGGATATAACCCTAAAAAGTTTGAGAAATAATGTTAGATAATAAATTCTTTAGAAAAATAGCAGCAGAAGTTGTTATGAAATATAGAAAGTATATATTTGATCCTGCTGGTGGTGGTTCAAAAGCAAAACAAGTAGATGGTAAGCCTTACCCTAATTATTCTAAAAAAGGTGAAAATGTAGGATGGAGAACAATAGGGGAAGGTAAAAAAACAAGATCAGTTTTTATAGATAGCTATGCTAATAGAAAAAAAACAGGAAATATTAAGGTTGGTCAAAAACCACAACATCAAAAATTTAAAGATTCAAAAGCACCTGTATTAACAGGAGATTTATTAAATGATTATCAATTTGTAAAATATTTAATAAATGGATTTACTTTTGGCTTTCCAACACAAGGTGCTAAAGTTAAGCAACTTGCTAAATTAAAAAGAGTTATATCAAGTGAATCAAAACCTATACCTAAACCTGTTGAAAAATTTATATTAAATGAAGCTGATAAGTATGTTAAAAAAGAACTGAAGAAAATAAAAGGTGGTACTTTTAATATTGGCTAACTTAAATTAAAGCATAACTTTAACTCACAAAAGAGGAATTAAAATGTCAGAAGAAACAAAGGCTCAACCACAAACTGAAGGAAACAGTGAAACAAATCCTAGCACACAAGCTAATAAAAATGATGTACCTTATGATAGGTTTGCAGAAGTTAATCAGGTGAAGAATCAGTTTAAGTCTAAAAATGAAGATTTAGAAGCACAGATTAAAGAAATGAAAGCAGAAGCAGAAAATGCAAGGCTGGAATCTATGAAGAAAAATCAAAAATATGAAGACCTATACAATGAAACTAATTCTAAATTTATTAAAGTTCAAAAACAAAATGAGGTTCTTAATAATGATTTATCTACTATTAGAGAAGGGCTTGTTAATCAAGTTCCTGAAGATAGGAGATATATTACAGATGGTATGAGCATGGGTAATTTGCAGAAGTTTGTTCAAGATGAACAGATGGTAGCAAATTCAAATAAAACAAGTTCAGCTAGAGCAGGTGAAACTGCAAAAGGTGAATTTGGTGGTTATGGTTCTTGGGCTGAATTTGCAGTAAAAGACCCAAAGGGTGCAGAAAAAGCTATACAAGAAAATACCACAAATTATATAAAATAATTAACTACCCTACTTGAAGGCTAAAAAGCAGTTGATAGAGGGATAAAATATAGGTAAAATCAATGGCAGATATTACAAATGCAACTGATGTAGCTGTTGGTGCAGGTGGTTTAGGTAAAACTATTGCAGCAGCAATTATTCAGTTCAATAAGGCAGCAGTTATGCCATCAACTATTTCAATGACAGCAGCAGTAAAAGGTTCAAATACTGTTCAGTTTCCATTGTATTCAAAGGTTGCAGCATCAGCAGTAACAGAAGAAAGCACAGGAACAGAAGGTACAGAAGTTGATGCAACAGCAATTACATCTACAGCAGCATCAGTAGAAATTTTAAGAAATCACATTAATGCTAAAGTAACAGATTTAGCAGCATTTGGTAATTCAGATGCACTAATGGTTAATGCTGGTCAGATTGTAGGAAATGCAGTAGCAACTAAATTTGATAAAGATTTAATAGCAAGATTTGCTGATTTTGCTACTGTTAGAGGAACTGCAACAGATGGTTTAAAATTTCTTGACATAATGGATGCTTTAGCATCTTTAGAAGAAAATGATGCACCAAGACCATATTCAGCAGTTTTACATCCTTTACAGATGTATGGTTCTTATGGTTTATCAAATGAATTTGGTTCAAGTGCAGTACAAGGAAGCAATGCAGCATTTAATGGACTAGCTGGATCAGGTGGTGTAGCAGATCAGTTTATAGGTTCAGGCTTTGTTACAAGCATTGCAGGGATCAACTTCTATACATCATCACAAGTTGCAGCAACTTCTGATCAACATATAGGTGGTGTTTTTGCTAAAACTGCATTGGGATGTGGATTCATGGATTTTGGTGGTGGTAACTTTATACAGTTAGCTACTGAAAGAAATGAGTTAGGTGCGCAGACTAATATAGTTGCTAATGCCTATTATGGACATAGGGAGTTGGTAGACTTGCATGGTGTTGAATTAACAACTGAAACAAGCACAGCTTAATAATAAAATAGATATGAGGGTGGGGTTGAGGTTCTCTGCCCTCATATTATAAAATTATGCAAAATAAAAAAGATATTGGTAATTTAAATAATAAAAAATTTGGTGTAAATCTTGATCCTAAAAATGATTTATGTCTTACACAAAGTGGTGATAGAGGTCAAGAAGCATTTTATAAAGGCACTAAAATGAAATATTTAGATTATATTGGTGAAGTAGGTAGTAGAATAGAAAAAAACAAAAAAGGTAAAACTTTAGAAAATATTGGATTATTTGCTGGTGTTGAGTTTGACAAAGATGGCAATATTATAAAGCAATAAGGAGATTATAATGGCTGAAAAAAAAGCTAAAAAAACTGCAAAAAAATCATCTACAAAAATTAAAATAACAAAAGATAGTGGTAATGTTATTTATAGAGAAAATACAGGTGATAATGTTAAAAATTATAAAGCAAAAGGCTATAAAGTGGAGGAAGTATAATGTCTGATGTAGTATTTATGCCAATAACAACAGAAGCTGCATTGGGAGTTAATACAGGTGCAGCATCAAATATAGGCTCTAGTGAATTTGTAAGGCTGCATAATACAGCAGCAGCAGGAACAGAGCATTTAATTACATTAGAACAATCTGATGGAACAGATATTGGAACTTTTTCTTTAGATGGTTTAGATACAGTAATTATATCAAAAGCATCTACAGATAAATTATTTTCTGCTGATGCAGCAGTATTAGCCTGTGGAGTTAAAATAATTTCATCTAGTCAGCCTAGAGAATGGGTTAGAAGGCAGGTTTAATGATACCTGATTTTAAATCACTTGTTAAAAGAATAGGTGTTAATGAAGGGTTTGAAAGAACACCATACCAATGCACTATGGGAGTTTGGACTATTGGACATGGCTTCACTTGGATTACAGAAGAAGAATCTCTGCATATATTAGCAGGTAGGGTATCAAGTTTGCATTTAGAATTATCAAATAAATGGGCTTGGTATGATGAGCTACCTCCTGAAGTGCAGGGTGTTGTAGTTGAAATGTGCTTTCAATTAGGTGTGCATGGATTCTCTAAGTTTAAAAAAGCTATTGCACATATGAAAAATAAAGAATGGAAACAAGCAGCAGATGAAATGCTTGACAGCCTATGGTCAAAGCAAACACCAAATAGAGCAAATAGATTAGCTACTGTTGTTAGAGATCATGGCTAAATGGATCAATGGGTAGCTATTGCAGAGAGATTTGGACTACCTGTAATAATGCTTTTGGGTATGAGCTGGGGGGTAGGAAAGTTATTTCAATGGTTAGCTTCTGATCTTATGAAGCAGATAGCTGATAATCATAGTAGAATTGAAAACATAATAATCAAATTAATTGATAATTCAAAGCAAGAAAGAGAGCAAAACAGGCAAAATATGAATGAAATTCTTTCTAGGATGGATCAAACTATATCTATTATGGCTAAACTATCAGGTAATGGACTTAAAAAATGAAAAAGCAAGAAATAGATGCTAAAGTAAGGCAAAGAGATGTAATTAAGCGTATAATGAAAGATAGAGCTGTTTACATAGTTTCTATTCTTGCCCTCCCAAGCATTTGCCTTATGGTAGGTGCTTTAATTTATTCAGCACAAACATTAGGTGAAAGTCAACTTGCAGTAATATCTGGATTAGTTTCTTCTGTTACTATTGGACTTATTACAGTATTACAAAGAATTACAGGTGCAGAAAAAGAAGACCCACTTGTAACTATTGCTAAAGAACTTGTAACACATATTACAGAATCAAATGAAGGTAGCAAAGAAATAATAATGGATGATAAATCTATTAGGATACAAGGCAAGGATTCTAAAATTGTTCAAGGTAAAAATCTAATATATGGTAATGATAAAAATGAGTGATCCAACCATAAGTGATAAAAGCCATTTTAAGATTAGTTTGCCTATGGCTATTCAGGCAATAGGTGCAATTATGGTTTTAGTGTATGGTTACAGAGAATTAGAAAGTAGAATTAGATTAAATGAATTGCATATAGAAACAACTATGCAAACTGTTGGTGATTTAGTAGAATTACAGGAAAAACCAATACCATCTGATATTAGGCAAGATACTAGGCTTAATTATTTAGAAGCGCAAATGAACAATAACAATGATGATTTAGAATATTTAAAAAGAAAACTTTATGGAGAATAAATGAAAGCATTAATTAAAGCAATAAAAGGTATGGCTATTAATATGGTTATAGGTCAATTAGAAGCTAACAAAAAAGAATTAGCTAAAAACATAGCATCTAAAGTTGATATACCATTTGTTAGTGAAAAAGATGAGATTGCATTAGCAGAAGGTGTATTATCAGCAGTTAAAGATGTAATTGAGGATATGACTAAAAAGTGATACCTACTTCTTTTATACCTATGATTGCAAAGTTTGTTTTAGGTGATAAGATATTGCCTAAAATTATGGATCATATAGCAAGGGTATATAAGCTGGATAAAGTGCTTAATTATATGGAACTGCCTAATGATGCAGATAATAGAATTGATAAATTAGAAGAACAAGTAAAGATGTTAGCAAAGAAAATAGATGAATGATTTAACCCTGCAAAATAGTATTGATGAGAATTTAAGACCTGTAAAAGTTTCAGGGCAAAATTCTGCCCTTGAAGTATCTACTGAAAAAGTAAGGGTAAAAGATTTAGAAGTATTAGGTTCTACTGAAGGTGTATCTGCATCAGATAGCACTAAACTACCTTTAGCAGGTGGAACTATGACAGGGGATATTTCCCATGCAGGAAATTTTAGTATAGATGTTGAGGGTGATCTTACTCTTGATGCTAATGGTGGTAATATATCTTTGCTTGATAATGGTTCTACATATACACCAACTGCTTCATCTGATGCTGTTCCCTTAAATCATATGCCTTATGTTTTATATTCACAATTTCAAGATGATATGGGTATAAATAAACACTATCTTCCACTTAAAGGTTATTTTGAACAATCTTTTGTAGGAAATGAACCAGCAGGTATGATTTCTCCATTTAATTTAAAGTTGCAAAAAGCAGTAATGAGATGTAGTGAAGATATATCTGGTGGAACTTGGAAGCTTGGAATGTGGGCTATTCCCTTCTCTTCTTCTCTTCTCTTT